GAACAACAGCAGTCGCTGGTAATGGATATTTTATTGATACAACAAGTGCCGCACATACAATTACACTTCCAAGTTCACCAAGTGCTGGTGATACAGTTGCCATTAAAGATTACGCTGGTACATTTGCTACAAATAATCTTACAATAGGAAGAAACGGAAACAATATTCAAGGTGCCGCTAACGATTCATTAATTAGTACAAACAGAGCAAGTTTAATATTAGTTTATTCTGACGCTACAAGAGGTTGGTTATATACAGTTGAGTCAAATGTGGCTGATTTAGAAAAAGTTGGTTATACATCTGCTACTGGTGGAACAGTAACAACTTCAGGTGATTACAAATATCACGTATTTACAGGTGACGGTTGTTTTGTAGTTTCAACTGCTGCTTTTGGTCCTTCTTGTGCTACTAACACAACATATTTAGTTGTTGCTGGTGGTGGTGGTGGAGGTTGGGACGGTGGTGGTGGTGGTGGCGCTGGTGGTTTAAGAACAGGTAATGTTACAACTACTGCAACTACATATCCTATTACAGTAGGTGCTGGTGGAACTGCTGGTGGACCTGCTAGAGGACAAAACCCAGCGGGTAACGGAGGTAATTCTATATTTTCAACTATTACATCTACTGGTGGTGGAGGTGGTGCTAACGTGTGTGCCGCTGGAGATCCAGGTGGCTCAGGTGGTGGTGGAGGACAAGATGATACAGGTAATGGTCCTTTCGCTGGAGGAACAGGAAATACACCACCTGTAAGTCCATCTCAAGGAAATGATGGTGGTACAACTATAAAAACTCCATCAGGTAATGCTTCTTCTTCAGGTGGAGGTGGTTCAACAGTTGCTGGGGGTAATGGCAGACCTCAATCTTGTTATCCAAGTTATCCACAAGCTTCTCCTGGCGGAGTTGCTTTAGGTGGTGCTGGTACAGATATGAGTCCAAGTTTTCCTACGCCTTTAGGTGGAAGTCCAGCAGGATTTTATGCTGGTGGAGGATCAGGTGGTGGTTATTTAGGTTGTGGAGAAGATAGACCTGGAGGACCTGCCGTTCCTGGTGGAGGTGGTGCTGGTGGAACGCCTGCTGGTGATCCTGGTTGTGCTGGTGTCGCTAATACTGGCGGAGGTGGTGGAGGAGGAGCTGGTGCTGTAGGTAACGGATCAACTGGTGGTAAAGGAATTGTTATTATACGATACAAATATCAGTAATTAAAACTGTTATATATACTATATAATTTTGAAAACGAGGAACATATAAAATGAATTTGAAAAATTACTATTACTATTTTCAATCAGCATTATCACCAAAACTATGTGATGAAATAATCGCATATGGTAAACAACATCAAGCCGAGATGGCTGTCACTGGTGGTTATAATAGACAAAATGGTAAGATGTCTAAAAAAGACCTCAACAATATGCAGAAGAAAAGAAAATCTGATATTGTTTGGATGGCTGATAGATGGATATACAAAGAAATACACCCTTACATACATCAAGCAAATAGAGATGCCGGTTGGAACTTTGAATGGGACTGGTCAGAGTCTTGTCAGTTTACAAAGTATGGCGTAGGACAATATTATGGTTGGCATTGTGATAGTTGGGAAGTACCTTATCAAAGAGAAAAGTTAGAAGATGGTACCTATCCAATGGACCACGGAAAAATTAGAAAGTTATCAGTAACAATTTCATTAAATGACCCAAGTGAATATGTGGGTGGTAATTTAGAGTTTGATTTTAGAAATCAAGTAGATTGGGAAAGAAACAAAAAGAAAGCCATTAAGAGTTGTGAAGAAATACGACCTCGTGGTTCTATAATTGTTTTTCCTAGTTTTTGCTGGCATAGAGTGGCGCCAGTAACAAGCGGTACAAGGTATTCACTAGTGATTTGGAATTTAGGGTACCCTTTTAGATAATGTATATATAGATGACAAGGAGAAAATAATGGCAGTTACAGCGAACAAAGACATAATGAGAACAGATTGGTACTTTAGTACCCCTGTGTATAGTATAGAGAAACCAGAATGGTTACCAAGTGCTATCAAGGCGACAGATAAGTTTATAGATGAAGCATATAAACGAGAACAACCAAAACTAAAAGAACGAAAAAAGTTTTTAGGTAATAAAGATTATCTAAAAGTAAAAGACCACGGAATGAGTTATCACTCAACACCTTTGAATGGGGATCCTGGATTAAAAGAATTAGAATCATATATTGGTGCAACCTCTTGGAATCTATTAGATGAATGGGGTTATGATATGAGTCAATATACAATGTTCTTTACAGAATTTTGGGTACAAGAGTTTTCTAAAAACGGTGGTGGTCACCACAGTACTCACGTACATTGGGATAATCATATCTCTGGTTTTTACTTTCTAAAAGCTTCTGATAAAACATCATTTCCTGTAATGCACGATCCAAGAGCAGGTGGAATGATGACTAAACTGCCACAGAAAGATAGAAGTAAAATTAGTACAATGTCAGATTCGATACACTATCGACCTAAACCAGGAACATTAATATTTTTCCCTGCTTATGTACCACACGAATTTGCTGTAGATGACGGAGTGGAACCATTTAGATTTATTCATTTTAATCTACAAGCAGTACGAAATATTATTGTAAACGCAGCCAAGGGAATAAAATAATGAAAGCTCGATTTAAGAAAAATCATTTTTTAGTGATAAGAGAAGCGATTGATCCAAAGGTAGCAAACTTTGTTTATAATTACTTCTTAATGAAACGACAAGTGGCAAGAACATTTTTTGACACTCGTTATATCTCGCCATTTACAACAGAATGGGGAGTATGGAATGATGAACAAGTACCTAACACATATTCACATTATGCTGATACAGCGATGGAAACATTGTTATTAGCGTGTCAACCTAAAATGGAAAAGGCAACTGGTCTTAAATTAAATCCGACTTACGCCTATGCTCGTATCTATAAAAAAGGTGATGTATTACATAGACATAAAGATAGATTTAGTTGTGAGATTTCAACAACAATGAATCTAGGTGGCGATGATTGGCCAATTTATTTGGAGGCAAAGAAAAATGTTGGAACACCAGATGATGGTTTCCCAGCACAATCTACAAATAAAGGGACGAAGGTCGTATTGAAACCTGGTGATATGTTAGTCTATAAAGGTATGATATTAGAACATTGGCGAGAAACATTTTTAGGTGAAGACTGTGCTCAAGTCTTTTTACATTACAACAATGTAGAATCTCCTAACGCTGATGAAAATATGTTTGACGGAAGACCACATCTTGGATTACCAAGTTACTTCAAAGGAATGAAGTTAAACAAATAGTTTATTCATAAATAGTATTATGAGTAAATTAGAAGACAAGGTAAATGAAATATTAGGTATTGATAAACCAGAACCTAAAAAAGAAATTGTCAAACAAGAGTTCAAACCTGCAGTTCCTCGTAGAGATGACGATAGTAAAGCTGATGTAGATAACGACTACAAATACAGCAGAGAAAACTATTATAATTTAATTGAACGAGGACAAGAAGCGATTGAAGGAATACTGGACATCGCCAGAGAAGGTCAACACCCAAGAGCATACGAAGTCGCTGGTCAATTGATAGGACAAGTTGCGGGTACAGTAGATAAGTTACAAGACTTACAAAAGAAACTTAAAGACTTAAAAGAATTACCTAAAACAGCAAATAATAATATTAAGAATGCTCTCTTTGTAGGCTCTACAGCTGAATTACAGAAGATGTTGAAGAAAGATGAAAATACTAAAGTCAAAGACATCACACCCGAAAAAACAGATACTGAAGATAAGTGATTTAACGTATAACACTTATTACGAAAAATACAATCCAAAGTTAACTGATGGTGTAGAAGATATAAAAGATATGATGAACAATCCAATTCAAGTTTTCAAACATACTTTAAATAAATCACCACGTTTTGGTGCTGGCGGTAAACACTATAAAGAAAAACTATATAGTGTAGAGAAAGGTAATCAAAGAGTTACACAAGCGAAAAGACTTGGGTATACTCATATAGAGGCAATCGTAAATGAGCACTAACGAAGCATATCTCGGAAATCCCAATCTTAAAAAAGTAAACACACCTGTTGAGTTTACAAAAGAACAGATTGAAGAATACCAAAAGTGTAGTAACGATCCATTATACTTTATGGAAAACTATGTTCGTATTGTATCACTTGATGAAGGTCTAGTACCATTTAAGATGTATGACTTTCAAAAAAAGATTGTACAAACCATACACGATAATAGATTTACAATTTGTAAACTACCAAGACAATCAGGTAAATCAACTACAACAATTTCTTATCTTTTACATTACGCTTTATTTAATCCAAATTCAAACATCGCTATTCTGGCGAACAAAAGTTCTACTGCGAGAGATATATTAGGAAGACTACAACTCGCTTATGAAAACTTACCCAAATGGTTACAACAAGGTATCATCAATTGGAACAAAGGTAATATAGAGTTAGAAAACAAATCAACGATTGTAGCAGCGGCGACTTCAAGTTCCGCTATTCGAGGAGGTTCATTTAACATCATCTTCCTTGACGAGTTTGCTTTCGTACCAGCGAATATCGCAGAGATGTTTTTTAGTTCAGTTTATC